GACCACCTCCCTGGAGGTGGCGCTAGAGCGGGCCAGGCTGCTCCCCCTGCTCCCTCGGGGCTGGGCCGTGCAGGTTAGGAGGTGGATGGCATGACCATTCCCACCCCCCCCTGGAAACAGATGATCACCGCCAGCGACGGCCTCCTGCTCAACGATCAGCTGATGCGCAGAGTTGCTGATGTCGACGCTTTGATTGCCTGGGCTCACCTGGTGGTGGTCAGGCAGTTACTGCCGCCCGGTGATCCCCTCCCCGCCTTACACAAGGCGATCGCCGATGCCGAAACCGCGACTTTCGTAACGAATTGTGAATCCACGAGGGCGGACCCGGTGCAGCCAGGTAATCTGCCTTCATCGGACGGAGAGGCTGACGCCCCGCCGACACCCAAGCAATTTTTATCATGAACAACAAACTTTCAACAGAGGAAGTCGTCCTCGCGTTATGCCTTGCCCTGGCATGGGCCGCCAAGGTCATCATCAAGGATTTTGTGGTGCCACTGATTGCGCTCCTGCTAACACTGGCAAAGTGGAGGCCCGCTTCACAGCGGCCAGCAGCAAAAGCCGACAATGCTGCGCTGCCCAGTGTTTTAACCCCTGAAGCGGAAAGAGCTATTTGCACTGCTTTCCAGGCTGCTGCTGCTGCTGACCGCTGGCAACGCGTGGCCAAATTGAAAGGAGCCAATTCGGCAGGTACTGCCAGCAGCCTGCGCGAGCAATTAGTCAGCCAATGATTTTCTCTATTTGGCTAAACGGAGCCGCTTGTGGCTCCATTGTTACAACAGCTTTTATTGCCTTGCTTCTAGCTATAGCAGCCTGGAATCGACGTGTCTATTACGCCCAAAAACAATCAACCAAACAAAAGAGCACAAATGCTTAGCAAATTTTTTCAGAACCTCTGTGCGCTCGTCCGCCTCCAGCTTCCCGGCAACACAACGAATGCGCAGTTGCGTCAGATCCTTCGCCGGGTGACAATCCTGGAAGCCCAAGTCAAGCGTCTCTGCCAACAAACACCACCCCAGCAATGACACACCCCGCACCATCCGAGGCAGCACTCCAAAACCTCCAAGGCCTCCCAAACAGGCGATGCCTGGCCATTCTTAGCGCCGTGGAGCAAACCCTAGGGCCGGCCCCTCAGGCCCTTCTAGACGCCTCCCCTGCGCTGGATCACGTTCACCCTGCCACTCGCCCACTGGTGCCGGTGCTGGCGGCTTTGCTGGAAACCGCCAGGTGGGTGGCTGAGGTTGCTGCCGAGAACGGCCGCGCTGAAAACAGTGACGCCGATCTGTTCGCCTCGGACCTGGCGCGGCTCAGGAACGCCCTCCGCATAGCAGGGCTGGCTCCTGCCCCCCGATGGTGGCCAAGGCCGCCAGCCCTTGTGTGTGCCGACGAAATCAATTCAATCAAGCATCCTGATAGCACGTCGAAGGTTTACCGTTCCCTCCCAGAATCCTGCCCCCCTAGCTGAGCAGCTAAACGGCTCCGCCCATAAAAACACAGAGCTGTCAGGAAAAACAGGATGACCCTGAGTAATTAAATAGCACCAAATGGCAGGCGGCAAATCAAACGCCTGCCATTTTCCGTGAGCGATGTAATGATTAACAATTGCATTTTTTTCTGCTGTGCTAATCAAGCCATATGGCAACGCAAGAAGTCTTCTTGATAATTGATTGCCGGTTCTATATCGTGACAAATCTCCATTCGGATAAGAGGCGATTTCGCCCTGATACTGGCCTAGTCCGTAGGACCTGCCAACAGAAGGAATGATCAAGGGGAAGGTTGTCACGCTGGCAGTGTTCCGAGGTTTCGAGCGGGAAACTCAAAGGGGCCAACAATAAGCTCAGTTCCCGTAGTCGTTAAAACAGTGTCAAATACAATAAAGCCAGTGATTTGATGGGTGGAATTTCCGGCCTTGACTTTATAGACAGCAGCCACCTTTGCTGAGATAGTCGAGTTTGGCCATGAAACGCCAGAGCATTGAGCCCTAGTCTCGTTCAAGGTGTTGTCAGAAGTGCCTATTGTAATTGTAACTACTTTCCCTCCGGCGGTGTAGCCGCTGCCACTGATTTCATGGGCGACAATATCACTAACAAATTTGTGAGTTTTGTTTGGCACGTAGCCAGAGCCCAGCAGCATCATTTTGAAAGCAGCGGCAGTGCCTGCCTCCGCGTTGAACAGATAAAAGCTTCTTAACAGATGATCCGTAACAGAATTAGGAACAAAAGCGGTTGGCATGGCTAGGTGTCAGGATGCGAAAAAGATGGAGGAATAAAATTACTCAAATAAACTGGGTCGCCTACTGTTATCCGAAGCTCATCATACTCCCCCTGCTGATAGGACGCAAAAAGCCCGTCGCTACCTGCAAACTCAAATGCTGAACTGATAAAGTTGTTTGTTACAGAGAATTGCGAGATACCGGTTTGCACGCCATCGTAAAAGCGCAACATTCTAAAATCGGCTCGCCTGACAATTGCTACATGTCGCCATGCTAAAAGCTGCTTTTGTATAGACGGCAAAGATTCTCCAAATATCCAGTTATTCTGTGTCGTAACTCTCCCGTCTTCGTTTACTGCTATTCCGGTAGCGGAAGTTTCTTCTGACACCCTAGAGTTAAATGTAACCTTGGAGCTGTCAGCGGTAAACAAATACTCAAACCATTCTACGCAAAATGTATCATAGCCAAGGCCGCCCGGAATGGAAAACGTTATCTTTGATCCTGTGGCGCCAGAGCTTCTAAGTGCTGCGCTCCCGTATTTTCTGTTTGATGTAGTTAATGTTATGCCGCCAGAAGCAGTGACGCTTCTGGCTTGAGGCGAAGAATCTACAATCGCTCCGTCAAAATGCAAGATGAGCTGTCGCAGTGCCAGGATGGGGTCGCCGCTACGAGTCAACACCTGCCCCCCCAGCAGCTCAATGCCAATTGCGCCAAACTCAATTGGCGCCACTTTTGCAATACCTCCAATCATAAAGATGCCGACAGGCATCGATCCACCCGGGGCTTGAACAATGCCCTGTCGCGGAGAGATGATAAATGCAACGGAAACCCTATGCAGATCCCGGTAAGCATCTACAATTCGCGGCTCGGCTTCATAATGCCAGGCAAACCCGGAGGGCAGCGTAATGCCGTCGGGAGCTGTTACAGGATCGAAAAAGAACCCCTTTATCGTGCTTTTTGCCTGCATATCATAATGGTCTTGCAGTTGTCTCATTTCGGATTCGCTTAAATCAAACTCCATGTCAACAATTGTGCCGAGCATGGTGCTTGATTGAGTTTCTACCACGATTTTGCCGGTCCCTGTCACGAATTCTTCCTCGCCGAAGCCGCCATATCTGATGGATTCGGCAGCTTTCCTGAATGCGGGAAAATTGTCAGTCATGATACGGGAGGGATTCTAAGTGTCATGCCTTGGCGCAAGGTTTTATCACTGCAGAGGAACCGATCCTTGTTGGCCTCATAGATCAAGTCTTGCTTTTGCTGGCTGTCGTCTCCATAGTAATTCTTTGCAACAATTGCCAGGGTTTCATCTGGCCCAACAAAATAAAACGCATATTGCAGAGGAGTGGTCGTCATGAGTAGCCGAGTTTGTCAACGATTGTAGTTGTTGTGCAGTCTGCGTTTTCCGCGACGGCCCAGACCCTGACATCTCCATTGGCAGCATTGGCGCCGCCGGTGCCATCCTCTGATGCAGTTAAAAAGACACTTTCTTTCTGACCTGTTTGCGCATTGATGTACTCTGCCCTGTACCACCAGTTTATTATTTGCCCGCTAATACCTGGATCATATTTAATCGCCACGCCACCTATCGTCCTGACGGTGTCCACCCTGGGCGCCCATCCAGATTGGTTGCCACCAACGAACGCGGCTGAATGGATGTTGACGATGATTTCGCCATAGCCATCCTCGCAGGGCCAGTCCTGGGGGGGGATTGGCGGTTGCAGTAGGTCACTGGGCGGCCCGCCAGGGGTGGCTGGTGGCGTGGGTGTCGACGGTGGTGGCTCTGGTGATGGACCGATCGGCAAAGGCACGTCCACACCCCCGCCCAACGGCGGAGTAGGGGCGTCCGGCTTGGACATGCTCGCCGGGGGCAAGATGATCGAGGAAGGCGCTGGCACGGATTCATCGGTTGCCCTGCCAGGCAGGTCGCAGGATGCCGGCTGAGGGGGCAGCAGCACCACGCCAGAAACAGGGGCGTTGGCGACGGCTCGCGCCAGAAGGCTCTTGCCGCATTGATCGACGGGAAATTCAATCAAACTAAGCGACTCGTTTTCCGATATTGTTACAACTTCCCACCATCGATTTAAGTAAAACTCTTCAGAGTCGGAATGCCTTACTACATGCTTGATTTGAACAACGTCGCCTTCGCGAATTTTTCCTGTATGGGATCCGGGAGCAAGCTGGACTGATGCCGTGCGCCTGCATAGCGTCCGCTTGGCGTAAATATAAGCTCCTACCCTGGCCATGTGCAGCTCGCTGGTGCAGAACACTGAGATGTCAATCTGTTCTGGTGGATTTTCGACATCCTCCATGACGATTGATTGATCAGCCACAAGGCTAGAGCGAATCAACGGGAAATCATTGGATGTGTCTTGCTGCCTCCAGATCATGGATAAAATCGGAGGAATTATTGTAGAAACCTCAGCCGTTGTCTCCCTGTAGCTACCAGGAATAATTACATCTTCGGTGAAGCAATGGTCTGGGTATATTGTCCCTGTATTTATTGTGCCATCATCGTTTGTCGGAATCAGGGGACGCAATGAAAATTTACCATTAACCTTGGTCGGCCTTAAGAGGAAGTGCGGCAAAATGCTTGTCATGGACTCTACCAGGCTTCCGCTGTTCTTGAATTCTCCATTGCAAAGCAATCCCGCCTGATCTACAAATTTTGCGGCATGCTTCAAGGATGGAATGTCATTAAGGAAGCCTGGTATTTTTTTCGTTTGATCTCTTGCCCACAGGATTAAATCCACAATGTTATTGCTTGAGCCAAAGACACCATCCAGTATTCTGTTGACATATATGCCTTCTTCGACGAATACGTTGTAGCCTGCTTTCCAGTTGTAGAAATATGGCAGCGTGTGACGGAATTCTATGGTTGTCAGTTTTGTGTAGTGTCCTCCCAGTCCTGTTGCGGTGGGAAATGCTGGAATTTCATAGGCTTGCTGTGGCAAGGCAAAATTGCCAGCCTCCCACGTACCAGCTCTTTTGTCGTAGTTTTGTGAAAATTGAAAATCTGATCGACAGCCGCCTCTTCTTACATTTTTGACAGGAATGGGCCCAACTTGTCCATCACTGATAATGCAATGCCATTTGGTGGTAATGGTGGTGCTGTCGTTTTGTATCGCAGCAAAAGTAGCGCGGGGCCTGACCATCACGCCACCTATGCTATTGACTCTGCGGCAAAACACTACAGGAATTGGATCACCAATTTTTACGGCTTCAATGTCAAAATCAATTAGTGGGTTGGTTTCTGGAGCCTGGCCGCCAGACTGCGGACGCTGCCTGCCCCCGACGGTCTCTGCCACGCTGGCGGGAAGCGCTATGACCGGACCATTGCCGCCCCCGTAGGCGGCATAGCCTCCACCGCTTGAGGAAACGCTGGCGCTCCTCATAGGACCAACCCTAGGCCAATCAGGCGCGTTGTGGCCCTCCTGGGAACGAATGACGCACCAGCAGGGGACAGGGCGCTGCCGATCGTGATGGTCAACGTAGAGGTGGTGCGCGCGGTCTGCACCACCTGCCCTATGGTTTCGGCCACCCTGACCTGATTGGCCTGCGGAGCGGCGAGGGAGAGCGAATCATTTAAGTGATATTTCTCAAGCCTGATCACTCCGGGCGGATATTCAATGGTCTTGGCCAGCTCGTGCGTGGCAAGGGTTAGTGGTATCTGCAGTTGTGCTTGCGATCCCACGGTCTGTCCAGACATGATGCCGGTGATGGTCATGCGCTGATACAGCCATAGGGAATTGTTCCATGTAACAGCTTGCTCGATCCAACGTGATTGCCAACGCGCATACGTGAAAGATCCAGTCGAATCTTGCACTTCCACAAAATAAACAAAAGGGCGTGCCATTAGTACCTAAGCGCTGCCTGCACTTCGGGTTGTGACATCAGGCCATGCACGCGGTCCACCACCATTGTGATGATCTCTGGTATTTCAGATTCTCGCACAAAGTTAGCACCATTGAATTGCACATAGTTAGGTCTGATTTCAATTGTGATGTTTTTGGGTGTGATCGAAGGCGTGGCCGCCAATGGCGCAGGCCGAGCGCTCAGCACATCAATACCGGTGCGGCCTTGCAACACGTTCATGGCTGCTCTGTTCATTTTGCTCTCAGGTATTACATATTCGGGTTCTCCTGCTTCAGCAATTTTTACAATCGCCTGAGAACGCGCATAGCCACCTTCGGCAAGCTCAGGGAGCTTCAGCGAAGGAATTTTTATGCTGTTGCCGGGAATTGCACTGCCTATACGGTTAAGACCTTCAATGAGAAAATTGATCTTGCGTTCTAGGTCTTTGATGCCAGAGTTTATAGCCTTTCCGGCCAGGCCAGATAGTGTTCCTATGAATTGCTTCACCCTATCTTCCAACCCTTTTATCAGGTCATTCCAGCCTTTCTTAATGTTGTCGAAAGATGACTGCAACGCTTTTTGGATTGGTATGGTATAAGCTTCTTCAAACTTTTGCGGGAAGACTTTGGCTTCATCCTGAAAAAACCTAGGCAATTTCTTGAATTCTCCTATTGCAAACATGACGGCTTCGGTGATTGGCTCTCTAAACGCATAAAGCAGCGCTCCTATGCCCACTATTGCCAAGGTGATCCAGCCGGCTGGGCCGCTAAAGAATGCGACCATCATGGGCACAAAAGTTGCGGTCATCCAAGTGAGCAACGGTGACAGCGCGGCTATCATTCTGGGAACAAACGTTGCAGTTACCCAAGCAGATAAGCCAGCAAAAGCTAGCTCAAGCTTTGCTAATAAGATAATCGTTTGAACCGCAAATCCGGTCAGCAGTTGGGGCAAAGTCAATCCAAAAGCCAAGCTCAATGCGGCACTGAGAAGCCCCAGCGAAATCCTAAGGTTAACGGAAAGGCCTATCAATTTTTGAATCGGCTCTGGCAGTAATCCAAAAGCATAGACAAGTCCATTAAAAATCTCAATGATCTTCTCTAAGGCAATCAATATAATCTGTATAGTTGGCTTTAATTCGATAAGAATGGTTTTTGTGTTTTCTAGGAACTTCAGAAACAATGGCATCTTTTCTTCGATCATTGGAAAAAATTCTTTGCCTAGTTCGGTCCTCATGTCTTCAAACGCTTTTGTCAGCAGTTGCAGGCCCGTTGGGGGTGCAGTTTTTTGCTCACTGAATATCCCCATTGCCTTGGCCGCAACCTGAGCGGACAGCAGGCCCTGTTCACCAAGCTTTTTTATATCAGCCGCTGTAGCTGTTGTTCTCGCAACAATCTCAGCCTGCGCTTTTATATTGGCAGCTTTTATTGTGGCCAACTCTTTTTCCTGATTAGCTTTTAATTGCTCTAGTCTTTTTTCGGAATTGCCTCTAATCTTTTCTTCTTCAGCTCGCTGAAGCTCCTGCAACTGTCCTAGCCTCAGGGATCTCTGGTCTCTCAGAACTCTTGATCGCCGCTTGCGCTCATCCTCCGCAATTCGCTGCTCGGTCTGAGCCAGGGACTTGGCGCGGTCTCTTATGGCTTCAATTTCTTGATCTTCCCGGTCTTGCAATGCTCTCTCGATCATTACTCTTTCCGCTTCTGCCATATTTTCTTGACTGCTCAATCGTGCGCGTCTTTCGTCTTCATATCTCCGCTGAACCGCCTGGATTTGCGCGTCTGCTGCATTGTTTATAGATTCTTGCCTTTGATTAGCCAGTTCTTCCTCGCGTCTTTCTTGCTGAGAAGCTGTGTCATCATAGAAATCATCTAGCTTTGTCGTGAGCGCATCATAGCGACGCTGTATCTCGCGCAACATGTCATTTGTTTCGCCTCTAAGTATCCGCTCTTTTTCTCTTACTGCTTCCTTAAGATTTGCAACTTGTTGCTTTTCACCTTCTTTCAGGGCTTCCGTCATCCTTGCAGCCCGATCCTTGCTGATCAGCTCCAACCCGCGGTCCTGCGCCACCCTGTTGAACGCCTTGGCCAGCGCATCCGCCATGCCTGGGAGGCGCTCCAGCAATGAGCGCAACTCATCGCCCTGGAGGCGCCCGCTGCCCATCGCCTGGCCCAACTGCAGGGCCGCGGCCTTGGCATCAACCATGCTCAGCCCCGCGCGACGAGTCGCGTTCATCAATCCAAAAAATGTTGTTTCTACTTCTTTGACGCTCATTCCCATTGGTCTCAACCTGCTGTATAAATCCGCCACAGCAGATGCCGCGTCCTGATTGGAAAGGCCATAGCGCTGCGCCGCAGTTGCTGCGGTTGCATATAATTGCTTCACCTCGCCGAATGGCCCGGCCAGTGTTTTGATCCGCGTTTCCAGCCTTGCAGCCTCGTCTCCGGCCGTGATGATGCTGCCGGTGAACGCCACCAGCGCCCCTGCGGATGCCAGCGCCGCGAGCTGCCCCCCCAGGCCCGCCATGATGCCGCTGAGGCCACTTGCCGACCTGCCGAACCGATTGGCGCCACTGCTGGCACGCTCCATCTCATCGCTGAGCCTGGCAATTCTGTCTGTCCCTGTTACCTGGGCTGCAATCTTTAGAATTGCGTCGAATGTAGTTGCCATTATTTTTTATTCACTATTCTTAAGATTTCGGCTTCAATGACGCGCAGCCCTTCCATCGCTTGTGGAATGTTTTTCACCGGGCAGAGCACGGACCCACCAGCAAGGGGCTGGACACATTGTAGCGCGGTGGCATAGTTAAGGCCTACCGGGCCATTGGGACCCACATTCCATTGAGTCTGGACATAGAGAAACCACGCGATGGCATCATGATTCATCGGCAAATACTCAAAGACATCTTCCTCTTCTTTAGCTTTCCATGATTCCGGGAGCGCAAGGCCCCAGAGATCAGCGCTTTGCTGTAGTCCTTCTGGGTTTACTTGCTGGCTTGGTCCGCACCAGAAGGCTGCGAACTCGCGGAGTTTTTTGCTGATTCACCAGTGGCCTGCGCCCATTCTTGGGCAATCCGCGTTGGTATGCCTTGTTCGTCAAGCAGCAGGGCCTTGTTTTCATCGTTTTCCGGCATTGGAGACCCGTCTTCGCCCAGCAAATCGCTTTCCCATCCATCTAGGACTTGTCTTGCAATTTGCAGATCCAGGTCTATCACAGATACACCGTCTTTCATGATCAGTGATGTGGAGGGATCTTGCTCAAATAGCCTGACAATTTGTTGCGCTTCTTCTAGCTTGCCGCGAATTTCTCTGATTTTTTTATCTGGCAAAACCAGAAGGCGAATCGTGAAATCATACGGATCATCACCGCAAACACCTTGAATGCGTCGCGTGATTGTGCGCTTTTGGCGGAGAATAAAGCTCATGTTTGCGTGATGGTAAATTGATCTGCTGCGATCAATGGTTTTTGATCCCCCTCAATCGTCAGGTAGTTTTGTCCTTTTCGATCTTGCAGCGCCGGGACACTGAGCTGAAGTCTCGGGTGATTAAACGTTGTAATGTTGCCTGGAACCGTACCGTAGGCTATATTTAAAGCGACTACCTCGCTTTTTAGGGCTTTCTCGAACAAATTTACAGTTGCGAGCGGCGGACGCTGAATCGTGATGGATACAGCAACTGTCCGATCGGCAACCTTGAAGTTCGGTGCGCAGTTGCCATCCTCAAAAAACTCCACCTGGTTGGTTACCGTGCAACTATAAGATGCAATACAAGCACTGACGCCAGCAATCGTAACAGAGCCAATTCCAGAGCTATTGAATGGCGCCGGATCAATCAGCGCAGGTGGCGTGCCGGACAGCACAGAAACTGCCTGGATTGGAACATAAATTCCGGTCAAAGAACTTTCCATCATCATGAACCCACCCGCTTCGCCACTGAATGTCACAGTCGAGACCAGGCCGCCTTTGCCGGCATAGCGCTGCAAATCAGCATCAAAAGCGAAACTATATCTTGCGCTTGGGAATGGCCACGGCATCGCGTGAACAACGCTGGAGCCGGTGGCAATGGTTTGATTGAACCCTGCCATCAGCAGAAGTTTTGCCATGATCGGCGAGGGCGTACCAGGCGTGCCGGAGCCCGACACTTCGGTTTTCAGCTGAACAGCTGTGCGCTGTTCCGTCATCAGGTCAGCCGTGCTCCTGCCGGGCAAGTTGCCGGCCAAAATGTTTCTTGCCGCCGGGGTAACCTCGATTGATGGCGTTGTCGATTCGCACGGGATGGCATCAGCCATCGTGAACGTTTCCAGCGTTCCTGGCGTCGCCTCGGCCTTTGCGAACGCAACCTGGTTGCGATAACTCATTGGTTTACCTCCTCGTCAGCCGGGATGTTTTGCGGCTCCGCAGGGCATTGCGTGGCCGGCTTGGCAGGGTAGTCGGGATCTGGAGCCATGCCGCCGGTCGCTGGATCAATGACCCAACACCCTGGCTCTGTGCTGTGGGTAGGAACGGGCGTCATTGCGTTAGATCATCGTGGCGCGTGGACACACCAATATCATAGGCGCAGACCAGGCGCACCACCGTTGGCAATGACGCCGGCTGCTGGCCGCGCAGGACCACCCCACCAGCGCCAAGGCCGGCAGGGCGAGGCGATGCCAGCCCCCCCAGGGTCCGATCCTGATACATAGCGGCATGCACGAGCTGAAGCCAGGGGTCAACAATTCGCCACATCGGCTCAGGCTGAGCAATCTGGCGCGGACATTGAATTGTAATAATAATTGACAAGACTTCTATGGCGTTACAGATACTGATTTCATCTCTTGTGAATCCCCCTTCCTCGGCCCACTCCAGGACGATCACAGGGCCGTTCTCCTCATTTGTTACCCTGGTGGGATCATTGATAAACAACGCGCCAGGAATGGCAGACAGCAGATCGCTGACATGGTCCAGGATTTGACAGATTTTCGTGTTGGTCATTGGTTATCGCGTTGGGATTGGACCGCCAATGCTAGAACCATTGCTGCAGAGCTTGTCCATGATGATGTCGCGGCAGCAAGCGACGACTCGCATTGCGTTATGGGCAAATTGGCTATGCAGTGAAGATTGTTTATCGATGCCAAGCTGCCGCCAATGAACAGCGACAGAAAAGCAAAAAACAAGCATCTGGAAATAAACTTGCTCATTTCTGCTGCTGGCCAGGCGGCACAGGCTGGGGCTGAAGTGATTCCATCTTTGCCTGGAATGCCGACAGCGCAATAATCGTTATCATCGCAAAACCACCAACAGCAAGCAAGACAGGAAAGATATAGTCTCTAAACATTGAGCCAGCCTTAAGGTCAGCCGTTTGCATGGTCGCAACTTTTGTTTCAATCTGGCTGATTTTCTCGCTTTGATCGCCGATCTTTCGCTCGTTCGCAGTTAATTGCCGGCCTCTTTCTTCAACGGTTGATTTAAGAGCAACCATGGTCAGTTCAATGTTATGCAGCGATTGTTTAATGCTTACGACTTCCGCTTGGACGTTATGCAAATCCTCGTTCATTCCAGCTACTCGCTCGTAGATCTGCTGGTGAGTCGGCTCAGCGGGTTTGGTGGGCCGCTCATTCAAGCATTCTGCCATCGGATCAGGCGAGTGACACGTTCAAGTGCGACACAATGCTGTCAGGCGGACGACACAACATTTATTATATGGCGTAGCGGATCACAAATCGTCCACTGGCGCCGTTGCCGCCATTACGGTTGGCATTGCCTGTGCGGCCACCACCGCCACCACCACCACCTGTGTTGGCAGTGCCATTGCCACCGGGGGCCGCGGCATTGCTCGCGTTGCCGTTGCCGCCCGCTCCCGCACCGCTAGCGGCGGTGCCTCCGGTGCCAGATTGAGAGCCACCACCACCACCGGGGCCATAGGTGACACTGGAGCCAGTAATGGTTGACTCCAGCCCACCGCCGCCATTGCCGCCGGTGGTGGTGGTGCCATTGCCACCGGGGCTGGTCGCGCCGCCGCCACCACCACCACCGCACTGCTCCAAAGCCGGGCCGGCTGCGCCACCAGCGTTGCCCTGGCCGCTGGTGCCAGCGCCGCCAGCGGCGCTGTTGCGGAAGCCGCCGCCGCCACTGCCACCGGGTGCGCCTGTAAACGGGGATGCTTGGCCAGAGAATCGAGCGCCGCCGCCGCCGCCGATCACCGTTTGGCCCAGCGCGGAGGTGTTGCCGCCCTGCCGCGCGGCGCTCGTCTGCCCGGCGTTGGCGCCCCCCACCCCTCCTGAGCCGATCATGACGCTGTAGGTACCTGGGGTCAGCGGAATGGTGGATTGCTCGCGCACACCA